GCAGATAAAAAGAGACCGAATACGATTCCTGTTTATTCCTCGATTTTATTTTTTCCTTTCTTTTCAAGCGAATGCGCATCATATCGATTAAAAAGCACTCTGATCATGATGCGTTTTCAGACACAGAAAATCATATAGTTAGCCAAAATTTCGGACATGTTCGGACGAGATTCGGACTTTTTTTGCCTTCCGTGGCATTCGATATCCGTTCATCATAATCACCGTCGTCAGGCGGTATTCCTGGTTTCGGCGGCCACTGTTGTGGCTGTATTAGCGCCACTACTCACCCCCAACATTTTTTGAAGCCCTTCCACCAGCATTTTATTCAGCGCCTTCCCGTCCGCCGTCTGATAAAACGCCGGAATTAAATTCGCGTTTTGATAAAGAAACTGCTGCTCAGCAAGCGTAAGCCCAAAATCAGGGACAGCAGGCGGCGGTGGCGGCGCGTATTGCTGTTGCTGATACTGTGGCGGGTAATATTGCTGCTGTTGCATCTGTGGCAGCATATGCGCGTACTGCGGGTAATGCTGCGCCACCAACTGGCGAACCTGCGGATCGTAAAGATTGAGCCCGGCAAGCGGATTCGGTGCGGATAAATTCTGGTACGGATACATTTTTTATCCTCAACATCCAGATCAAGAAAAACGGCCCCGAAGGGCCGGTTTAAATCAACGCCGGGCTTAGAGCTTAGTGTTGATGGGGTTTGCGGTCTGTGCGGCGCCGGTAAGCGTGCCTGAACCGATATTGATCTGCGCGTTGGTAGCGCGCGCGATCTGGTTGCATTCAGCCAGGCCATGAGTCAGCCAGTTGATGCCCTGCGCCTGCTGCTGGAACTGCAGCTGGTTCTGGTTCTGGTTGTTGGTCATCTGAATTTCCAGACCGTGGGTATCTTCACGGCGGCAGTGATTCAGACGCAGCTCAGTGATCGTGTTTTCTGCAACCGTCAGCTGGCGGTTCAGATTGTCACGGTCAATGGAGCTGATCAGCGCGCGGGTTTTGTCTCCGTCGTCGCGAATTGCGATAGCGGTGGACAGAGTGCCCACGTTAACAGCGGCATTAACCTGCTGGACGTTTGAGTTAATGATCGAACCGATGGCCTGCACCGAGTCTTTGACATTGCTCAACCCCTGTTGCGCGCCAAGGCCCAGGCGGGCGATTTCGCTGTTCAGCATTAGGGATTGCTGCAAAGACTGCACGTTGATAGTACCGGTGCTCTCTGCGATCTGCGCCTGCGTTTGCAGGGCTGACAGTGGAACTGCGGCCTGAACGTTGCCAAGCTGCTGCAGGATAGCGGTTTCCAGAACGCGGCCGTTATCACCACACCCACCACCATTACCGCCGCCCCAGCCACCACCGCCAAAGCCAAAACCACCACGGCCTAACAGCGCACCAACCAGCAGACCGCCGATGCCACCGCCGAAACCGTCCCCACCAAATCCACACCCGCCGCCGTAGCCACCACCGTAGCCACCATGCATAGGGTAAGGAACAGGAAAACCTTTAATCTCAACTTCATTCTTGAATGGATGGTCCATCTCAGAATCCCCTTCATCATCATGTTTTGGCGAATCAGACGGCACGCGCACAGCAGATGGACCCTGGCTAACCGGGCTTGCCGGTTTCGGGTCTTCTGGGTATTCGTTGTCGTCATAATCGCCACCTGTCAGGTTGCGCATATCAGCCTCCTTTCGAGTTGATAGCACTGTGGTTATAGACAGGTTGATGCTTGGCTTCTATTGAGTTGCCAAAATGTTACGTTGTTACGTAACACTACGTAACGGATTTACAAAAGTGGCTGGTGGTGGGGTTATTTCAGGGCGGAAATCAGCGGCACTATTGCAGAGATAAGATTGGCTACTCCGTACATGACTGTCGCTATTGCCACAGCACGAATGGCGTATCCAACCGCAGCGGAGATCTCTTTTGTGACGGGTGCATCTACTGTTAAACCGTTTTTCATGGTCAACCTCATGAGGATTCGTTTATACTGTCTCATGCTGATATGTATTTCCTTGTGCAATAAAAAAACCCCGATGTGCGGTCAACACTCGGGGTTTTGTTTTTTCTGCGGGTATAAAAAAACCGGCTATTGCCGGTCATTCCTTTCGTCTTCTCCAGGCTCTCTGCCTGCACGCGTTCGTGCAGTAAACCTGTCTGTTATTTTTCGGGTAAAACGCACAGCGGCACTCCTGGCATTTTCTAAAAACCATAGGGCGCTCCAGAGGTATTGATTTTAATTTTGGTGCTTAGGAAAAAAATTAAGTAATTCACCCCATGCGCAGAAATTGCGGCACGAAGCTATTTTTAAGACGCAGTAACCATGAGTAACTTCAAAAAATAACTCTGTGTAGAATTCGCCCCTCCGTGAGGGGCTTTTTTTTGATCTTTGTTGTGAGCGGTATTATTCAGTGAACGGCGTTACTGGGCCGTATTTACCCGCCGCCGCATTCTCATAAATAGCCCTACCGTGAGGTGCTGAATCAGACTTACTGGCCGTGAATCTATGCCAGGCGTTATGGAAGAAAATTTCACAGTTTATCTGTGTGCCTCCGCTGTTGGCGTACCCAGGTGACCGGATCGGTGGGTTATCGTAATTATTGACTTCGCTCAGAGAGATTGCATCGATACGTATAAACGGCATAACCGCAGAACCACCCACCGCCTGGTACCCTGCATACCCGCAACATCGCCACGTGCCCGCCGCCGGGGCAGCTCCAGACTGAATAACATAAAGCGCCTTCGCTGGGTCGCTCACGCCCGAGTAGGCCAGTTCACTCGCCGGCAATTCATCGCCCGGATGATAATACTGAGTGTTATCGCTTGTTGAGACCTTGAAAAAGCCAATATCACCAGGGCCGCCGAACTCAGGAACGACAATTCCCGAGCCACCTCCGCTATCCCCCGGCTCACCCTGCGGAATGCTAAGGTTTAACACCTGAGCAGGGCTATCCCCTGTGATTTCCGCCGCGGCCGGTTCACCCGGTGCCAGGGTGGTGACCGTGCCGATCGTCAGGACATTGGCGGGGCCAGGTGCACCGTCTTCCCCGTCCGTTCCTTGTTGCCCGTCCGCACCAGGGGTTCCGGGAGCACCATCAGCACCTGGTGTACCGGGTTCCCCGTCCTTGCCCGGAGCACCATCAGCACCAGCAGCAACAAATAACTGCCACGGTGCCGCCGGCGGTTCTGTACCGGTTACGACATTGGTTGCCAGATACTGACTGCCGGCATACTGCACCAGATCGTTTTTGTCGTAGGCTGTGAGGGCATCCCACGGGCCGCGCGGGGTAAATCCGGCATCGGCTGCAATCTGCTTTGCCTCTTCAATAAGCTCCTCCATTTCCTCAAGAATGCCTGGCTGCATCTGATCCGGACGAAACGAAGTTAAATACTCATTCGGAGTTCCCGGCGGACTATCCGGGAAGATCTGGATGTTGCCCAACCACTTCTTGCGACCAGCCACCACCTCGCTGACGCTGTACACGTTTGGAACCAGTGATATGGAATATTCGGCGTTACTGTCGGTTTCCACACTTGATGTGGTTTCGAGCTGAGTTTGCGAGGAGTTGTAGATGGTTTTAAAAATTAAAGCCACGTTGGGCAATGGCTTTGTTTCCGGGTCCAGATAGACCCCTGATATAGTTATTGTCAGAGACATAAATTATCCAAATAAAAACCCGCCGGTTGGCGGGTTCTGGGTTAATTCATAAAATCAGGTTCAGGAGGCCATGCGGGGGCGCTTAAATCGACATCCCGTAACACATCGAGATACAGTTGCAGCTGCAGCAAATTATCGCTATCACCATCGCGGGGGTTTCCAACCGCTGCGCTGGCCTGAATCGCTGCGATGGCTGCAGATGCCCGGCTTGCCAGCCCATTTAGTTTATTGCTGTTAAAGCGCAGCGTTCTTTCATTAATGACCTGCACATCCTGGAAAATTTTCTTTCCGTCAAATTTCCAGGTGCCATCGAGCGTTACACCTGCCGGATAATCATCAATAGCCAGCTCAGCAACAGATTCCCCCTCTTCAGGGAAAAACATCGAGACGGCGTAAGTGTTGCCGCGTGCAGGTACAGGCTTGTCCACTACAGCGACAATTACCCCGCCCTGGTCATATTTTATTTTTACTGTGTCATCAGAAAAAAGTTTCTGACATGAATACCACTCATGACCATCTTCCGAGATAGTGAATGCTGGTATTTCACCAGACCCGTCATCATAGGTCTTCAATAATTCTTTTGATGGGGTAAACGGTTTGAAATTTTGAATATTTTGCATATTTAATTACCCGCCAATAGTGACCCATGCGCCGTTAATATATTTCTGGACAGGCTTACAAAGTAGATTATCCATTTCCCAGTTACTATCCTGATATGAACTATAGGACCCGGTCACGACATAGCCCGCAGCCGCTTTGTTTTCGCCTGTATCATCATTTCGTGCGACGGATACTTGCGCCCCGAGCTGAAGATTTGAGATGTATCGGGCATCAAAATTACCGTAAAGTGACGGAATAATCTCACCAGTAACATTAACATTCTTGCCATGACCGGCAGCCAGAGAGATCGAACCATCTTCATGCAGGGTTAAATTATTTAACCCGATATAATTACTGAGGGTTACATCGTTAGCAGCGCCACCCCTTCCCACGTACCATAGATTTGTACCATCGAAATCTTTACCCAGTATGTAAGTTGCCTGGTCCGCAGCTAATGACCACAAAGAAATGGCAGCGCCATTCCCTTTTACTGCAATGGGTTTCTGGAATGTTCCCCCATTTTTAGCAGAAACAGCATCAACATCAGTTGCGGTGGGTTTATTAAATTCACTGTAAAGCTTTGCCCAGGTAATCGGATCCGAACCCTTTTTTCGTCCCACGTAAGCGTTAAGGTTTGCTCCGTCAACCGCAATAAAATTAGTTGTCGGGGTGCCATCGAATGGCATTGTGACCCCTGACTTACCCGCAGTAGTGTCGCGCCAGAATGACCCGCGACTTTCATCATCTACAGTGACCTGACGAGGTGACCCACCCAGTCCCCAGTCACCCACCTGCAGCACATGCCCTGGAGTTGTATCGTCAGCGGATGCTGTAACATCATGCGTGGCCGCTGATTTAAGCCCCAAATTATCGCGCGCGGCCTGTTGCGCAGTCGCACCCTCAACGGCAATTTCTTCAAGGTTTTTACTGATCTCCAGGTATCGACCATCCATTCCCGTTAGTGGGAATAATTTCACCCAAGCTGAACCAGATCCTGGCGTCTCCGATGTTTCTGCTGTAGAGGCATTGTAATAAACCCACCCTGAGTAAGTGACGAACGCCCCAGCATCCCATGCTCCAGTTGCCCATGCTGGAATCGCGTGGCGCATATTCCAGAAAATCTGAGCGCTCAGTTTATTGAGAATTCCGTTCATCCACTCCATTGGTGGGATTCCATCCGTTGGATCAGTGACTTTATTTCCTGCCTCGTCATTTCCGTCAACAGTCACCCCCCAGCCTCGAGTTTCGGCGGGAAAGTCTTCCAGTTCGCCACTTACGGCCTGTGATGCGAAAATTTGCCCATCAGGGCGTGTGCCTTGGGTCATGATTGTCCCTCAATAAATTCGTACCGGACGCCAGCTGCGCGCGGAAGTATGTCCAGTGTCTTGGTAGCGAATAAAACAAAATCCTCTGCGCTGAAAGTTGTTATTTGCCAAACTGAATTGGTGAGTTGATCCAATAAATATCCACTGACACCAAAAAGAAGTTCACAGGCACGCTCAACGTCATCAATTTTGCAATTGCTGAAATTTTTAACGCATCGCGCCCGTATTAGGATCCGCATTTCAGTATCGGTCAATGAAACAGAGTCATTGAGTGCGTCACCGTGGTGGTACCATGGCGACCCACCCACTTTGGATATGCGAAAACCTTTAGTTTTAGGATTGCCAACGAACGCAAAATATTCGCGCGCTACCGCTCCGGAGAGTGTGCGATCCTGACCAACTATCTTTCCAACGATATCCAGATTAACACCCGCAGACGTGTCGATATTTAGCATCTCGGGAATGCTGGCGGCACCAGAAAAGCTTTGCGCCCACTGAGCGGTCAGGAGATTGATTGTTGCTCTGGCGCGTGGTTTATCTGCATATTGGATAACGAGCAAATCAGAGTACGTGCTCATTTTTATTCGTCCGTCACGGTTACTGTCACGTCACCAGAAAGAAAGCGTGGCTTTTCTACTGCCCCCATCAGCACAACTGGTGTGTCGGTTAATGTGGATCCCTTCCGGCCATACTGGATTGATTTGACGTAACAGCCTGGCGTTTTCTTTATTTCATCAACCAGATCATCCTGATAAACAGATTCGCCAATATTGAAACGCATGTTGGTAATGTTGTTCTGAATTCCAGTAGTGTCGATTGCGGTAAAATTCTTTCTTCGGCCAATAGTAATTTGCGCTGCCATATCAACAGGCATTGGCCGGTCAAAAGGAATCGTCACGGCTCTCTTGCTGCGTGGGCGAATAATTTGCACGGAAATGGCCCCCTGTAATCCCGTGCCTGGCCAGTTGTTGTAAATGACCTGCGCAATTGCATTCTGATCCCCGCCATCTACAACGTAGTTGACGGTGTGCGGGGAAACATCATTCTCATCGACTGTATCGGTGTAATTTTCCAGAGCGACTACATCAATGACGCCCGGCACGGAAAAGAGATCACCCACCGTTCCATCAACTGTGTTCTGTGACGGCCTGCTGCGGGAACGGTAGAAACGTGCCAGTAATTGTGGATCCGTCTCCTCTTCATAGCCCAGCTCCGATGGCGTGGTGGTGGTAACTGAATTTACTCCAGAGGTGATTGTGACAATCTCGAGCTCGACATCATCCGCCACAACGAACTGCCCAAGCTGCTGGGACCTGAAATCATGAAGGGTTGTTTTATCAGCGCCTATCGTCGCATCTGTTTCAGTGATCCATTGAATGCCATTTGAATCCTTGACGATAAAACCCGTTTTAACGAGCTTCCCGGCGTCACCAGCAATCTGAGCATCCCTAAGGTAAGAATAAGACGCATCCTGACGCTCAACGCCAGCATAGGCTACCTTCTGCTCGAGCCAGGCGCCCGTTGCATTGTCTGGATCATTTGCCTGGTAAATCGCCAGAATCACGCCCTCAACATCGGCGCGCATTTGCGCAAGGATCCCCGTCAACTGACCATCTGGGTCATCGGCATCAATCAGGATGTCGTCGCCATAAATTCCCTTCATCCCCGCCATGAACTGATTGAAAATATCCGTGAGCTGGTCGGCGACGTACCCTTGCGGTGTTAACTTCCCCATCAGGCTGTTACCTCGTTTGTTTGTCCGTAAATGTCGGTGTAGATTGCAGAAATAGAGAGTTTTCTGGTTTTGGATTCCTGGGTATAGGTGAACTTGTCCAGCGAGCGAACGCCCGCCGTTTGAAGGATGCAGTATCTGGCATCGCTTAAAATTTTCGTCGTCATGTTGCGACTGGCCATCTCGGTGATCCAGTCAATGCCAACAGCCTGATCAAGAAACCAATCCCCCAGGAACATTTGCAGGCGCGTTTTTACTTTCTGCCTTACCGCTTCTGATTGCGTCGCGTAACTCTGCCTGCCAGCGCCAAAGGTCCAGTCATTGTTTGAATCAACTCGCCGGGTTCGCATCACCACCCCTTATAAAAGCGAAACCCCGGCATTTGCCAGGGCTGTTAGTTCTGTGGTCCATCGGTAATACCTCCTCCGTCTCCATTCTCAGGGTGCCGGTGAAGGCTCACTTTCACACCATTGAGCGTCACCTCTCCATTGATGTCCATCGTACCGGTAATGCTCGCTACAGAGCCCTCGCCTCCGCTGCCAGTCATCCCTGCGGTGTAGGTGAACATTCCCGCCACATTCAGTGTGTCGTCCATCACGACAGGCTTCATGAACCGAGCCCGGCAATGAACAGTCAGCATGGCTCCATCAATATCCACATTACCTGCGTCATCAATGGACACATAACCAGGCCCATTCAGTTGACGCATGACGATCGCATCATTGCGAAAATTGCCGATAACTCTTTTCAGCGAAGAGATACCGGGAATAAACATCGCATCACTCAAATCATGTTGGCGGTGATCTGGCGGTACACCTGTTTCTCCAGAGGAAAACCAGCCATCAATACAGCGATCGGAAAAAATCACCAATCCCTCATCTCCAGACTTTATTGGGAATGTAAGCGCAAAGCCACCGCCTCGCGGGAACTGAACGGGAACATCTACCAGCAACGGCAGTGGCTCTTCCTGACCTGAATCATCCAGGCCATGCGCCACCATTTGAACGCTCACCGTTTGACGCCCATCAAAGGATTTGACAATGGCTGGTGATGAGACGCGCAAGTTGTATGCCTGATCTGCATTGCCCAGATCAATGCTTGAATCCAGAGAGGCGTTATCTGTTGGATAAAGCATCAGCCCCCCTTTTTCATTTTCGATTTTTTAACTTTTTTGGCCTTTTTAAATTTGCCGTTAACCGCGGTTATAACACTCGTCCAGTCTTCCCCATGGGTATCACCGTTACTTTCGATAGTGGTTACTTTGTAGTCACCATCATAATCATCAACAATGGAATCGATGCGGATTAACCCTCCCACCTGAATCATAGGATTAAGCAGACAGGAAACCTCCATACCGCCGTTCGTTACCCTGGGTGATTTAATCATGCCGGTTTTTTGGCTTATTATCGCGGCCTCACCCGGCTGGCAGTAATCAGCTTTCAGGATGATCAGTCGTCCATTTTGAATGGACCAGTCGGCATCATGATGATTTGCGATCTGGCCGATGACGCTTCTTGTCGAGCCGTAACACACTCGCCCTCTGGTGAGCGTGACATCACTATCAACACCAATGACACCCGGTTGGACGTTAGGCATAGTCTTCAGGCATTGCTCAATGATATCGCCGTGCGTGCTACCTGCGGATAGCGTGACGCTCATAAAGGCATTTCGATAATCAGTGGCGCCATCGTCGCACTCTAGTTCCGTGACAAAATCCATATCCTCACGCAATGTTTTTGGCTTTGAAATTTGTCCCGCGTAAAGCAGGCGGCAATCATCCAGCGTCCCATAACCAACCAACAGGGCCACTTTGGTATATTGCTTTTGGGTTATAAGATTTCGGTGCGTCGGGTTGAGATTGTAAATACTAAATGTGGCGTGATTGGGTTTTTTATCGTGGGTGTGTTTTATTTTAAATTTCACCTTGAGGTTATTTATTCGAATCGATTCGCTCTCATTGCCGACCTGCAAAATATATTGCCTGCCATATTGCTGCATTACACCTTCTCCACCACGTAAAGTTTACATCTCATCCCCATATCCCTTCCGCCGTAAGGATTGAGATCCAGGCCACTGGTGTCTATCAGACGGAAAAAAAATGGCAGAGTCATGCGCCTCAAAATCGGCGTACCGCATACCAGGGCGTAGCCAGACACGAGAACCTCTTCACTATCGGCATCCTCAAGATCTAAATGCCACTGACCACCATCTGGAACCGGGTTATAGAACAGCGTTAATCTGGCGCGAAGCCCACCAGCAGTAAAAGTCATCTGCTGACGCGGCGCAGATGTCACAGGCAAAAGAAAAGCCCCCATGATTACCCTCTCACGGTTTTTGATTGTTTGAGCGCCTCAGGATCAACATCACTGATATCAACTTGCGGTGGTGATACTTCGCCCTTGTTCTGGGTATTTGCTGTTTGAGCTGCAGTGCGGCCAGAGGTCTTTCCCTTACCTGTTGGCACGCTAACACCACCGGCTGTTTGAGTCTCCACAATGAAAACCTCTTTGCATGGGATGGTGAAAACTGCGGCTTTTTCTTTAGTGATATGCACTCTTACATCAAGGATCAGAACAGAGTCATAAGAGGTTGTGCCTGTAATTATCTGTACCGGCACAGCGGATCGCTGAATATTGCGTAATGCATTGTAAGCATCAGAAATGCGCTTATCACTGACGGTGAGATCACTTACATCAACTGGAAGGAGATCAGGCAACCATGGCGCCAGAGCGCGCTGCCCGGTTTCGCCACCAACCAACTGTGAAGCGGTGGAGGCCACAAGGTCAATAGTCCTGTTGACGTAGGATACCGTTTGACTGGTGATCCCCTTTAGGGCCGCTGGTACGGGAACAGAATTAATAAAATCCGGCTCACGTACATGAAGTGAATCAGCCTTCTTACTGAAAGGCGTATCGTCTGGATTGTAATCCACCATTATTCCAGATATTTCAAGCGGCCTCGGCATCAATATGGCGCTATCCGCAATCAGGGAACCGCTTTCAATGGGGTTCTCGGTGATCTTCAGCGGCGATGAATGAGACTCCCCTAAAACCACATCGAACTCGAATGTGCCGCTATTCGCAATGATGGTTGTTGTCATCCCGGTTTTCTCCCTCCGTTGCCGTGATTGAGCGTTGCGGCCTGGTGATCGCCATATGCCTGTTTTGATGCTGCAGCCATCTGCTGGGCAAACTCCTGGGGATTATTCGCCTGCACCACCACATTATCCATGCGGTAAGAGTTAATGAGCTGGCTCTGACCTGTTGTTGCCTGAGTTGGCGTGTTTGCTGCTGAGGGTAGTGGTGTTGGGGGTGTTTCCTTTAATTTTTTGGTGGCTTCAAACCCTAACTCTCGCCACCATTTTGGTCTGTTTTGCTTTATCCATCCCAAATCCTCTCTCTCTGACCACTCCGGGTGAGCCCTTACGACAGAGCCAATGATATCAGCTCTTTTTTGCCTTTTATTTTGGTCATCTACAAAGCCTTTGCCTGCACGCTCTTCCATGCCCTCTTTGCCGCCAGCAGTTTCTTTTTTCAGGTCTGCTAATAGCTTTTGCCCGTTCGCATCCAGTCCACCAACCAGATCCGCGAGTTCCAGCATTTTTATTTTGATGATGTCGAGGTAATACAACCAGCCAGCACCGAACTCCGCCAGCCACTTTCCAGCAGATGTGAAAAAATCTTTGAGCGCGCCAGCCTCAAGAATGCCATTGCGGAAATCTGACCATTTTTTAATTAGGATCCCAATGCCAATAGCCAGCAGCGCAACGGCATCAATGATCCAGATGAGCGGGTTAGCCTGAGCGATTAATGCCATGATGCTTTCTGCCTCTGAGATGGCCTGAATGCCCTTAACAACCGCACCTATCGCTTTCACAATCGAGCCATCGAGCAGCAGCAGGAAGAAACCGCCGGTAATTAATTCATTACCCCCCATAGACAGGTTTCCGACGACATCAATTATCACTCCGAGCCACTGCGCAACCTGGCCCAGCACCGCAACAACCTCGGCGCCAATATCGGCGGCTGAAAGCATCATTCTGCGGAAATCATCCGTTCTGGTAAACGCCTCCCACTGATCCAGTAATGCGCCGAGCTGGTTTTTGAGTTCGTCGAAAATACCGTTACCCATGATGAACTGGGTGAAAACCATCCAGTCAGTCTTCATTTTCTGGGTCAGGCCGAACCATGTTTTGGCGTGCGCCTCCATGGATCCACCAAAACGGTTTTTGAGGATTTGAACAAACTGATCGGTGGCCTGCTCTGCATTATTGAAATCTAGCGTGACGTTTTGTTTGATGCCCGCCTTGTCGACATAGCTACCTTCATAGACGCGGTTTTTTCCGGCACCATGCAGGTTAATCAGCGGAGCCAGAACGCCGCCAGCGTTATAACGGCCCTCGATGAGCTCCGCAATGCCTTGTGGGATCATCTTGGCGACCGATGGTATTGCCGACGCAGCATCACCGAATGCCTTCATGGATTCAGTGGTAGGATCGATGCCGTTATTTTTAAGCGCCATGAAAATCTCAGTGGCTGCATCCATCCCCATTACCGGGTTTTTCTGCGCGAACGCCCACAGCCACTTAAATTTTTCGTCACCTTCAGCTGCTGTGGTGTACAGCGCCTCCATGGTGACTCTTGCATTCTCAATGTGCTCAGCATTTTCGAGGAAGCTATGTCCGAGTTCGCCCAGTAGTTCACTGGCCTTTTCCAGCCCGTGAGCCAACAGCGTGCCAGCAGTAACAGCATGAAGCATGGATTTGGTGCTGTGCTGCGCAGCCTGGTCAACTCCACCGAGCGCAGAAACAAAAGACTTTGCGCCAGACTCATCGACTTTAAATCCAAGCGCGTAAAGAAACTCATCAATGATCATAATGCGCCTTTTATGTGCAGCATATTAGCTGGCAATAAATAAAATATGCTTTTTTAATAATGGAGAAATGTCATGAATAAGGCGTTGGGTGCGACAATTATTTCAGCAGGGCTAATCATTAGTGCAGCGTTGATCAACATTGAAGGTATTAAACAAAGTTTTTCGCCAGACCCGTCCCAAAACATCCTTAATGTCGAGGGTGGCGCTGTGCGCCTGGGTAAAGTCAACAGCGAGCGCGAATTTATTGAAGTAACCATTTACATGGGCAAGGAAAGCGAAATCAGATTTGATCTTTCCCCAGAAGTGGCCGCACAGTTTGGTTTAAAAAATGAAACACCCGTTATTCATTTGACTGGTATCAGCCCAGAATCCGCTGCGCAAGAATTTAAACAACAACTCAAAGGATTCATTCAGGAGGTCAATTCCAGCAAAGCTGAAAAGGATAAGATTAAGGGTCTGGATATTACCTCAACCGTAGGTTTTGCCGTAAAAATTGAATCTCGAATTGTTTATGGCAGTGAATTGCAGGGTGCATTCCCGCTGACAGTGGATAGCCGAACATTCACAATCGAGCCAAATCAATCGCTATTCAAACCAGTTGATGCAGCGCTTGCGGAGGTTATTACGAATATCAAGCAGTCCCATAAGCAAGAAACTTTCATGTAAGTGCAAGGCCCGCACCGCGGGCCAATTCTATTCCCGCTCCTGCATCTTATCCGCTACCACCAGAGCATCATGAAAGGCCATCAGATCAGAGAGAGACCAGGTGGTTTTCAACTCAGTGAGCGAGGCTTTTTCCCTGATGACTGGCGTCCAGATGAACCAGTCAACTTCTCCGGAGTCGTCGTCGCTTCGGAGGACGCCAGCGAGCGGCATTTCTCCAGAAATTCCGTCATTTGCCCCAACCCCGGAAACAGATCTTTGAGCACGTCGCGGATACCAGTAAAAAAATCACCGAACTGGTATTGCGCCCCCTCCACCAGCAAAATCGGTAAATGCGACCGGTACTGATTGAAGTGTGTCTCTCCACAGTCAATGAGTTTGGCCGGTGCGCCGGTTTCCGGCTTCACCACGGTGAATTCGAATACCATGCGCTGTACGGCTGCCAACTCCGGTTTATCCATCACAGAGAACGCCAGACCGATCGTACCTGAAATCGACCCATCTCCAGGGCGATCCATTTTCGAGCGGCCAATAGCGCCCAGCAGCATCTGAATGTTCTCCCACGCCGTGTATGCGTTTGCTGGCGTCATGTAATACTTGATGCCGTCGAGCTCAATTTCTTTACGCTGTTCCATTATTAATTCTCAAATGGCAGGCCGAGGACCTGCTGGACAGATTCAAACTCAATAATCCACGTACCAGGGTTATGCTGCCCGCCGCGGGTATATTTCGCCGGGGTTGAGTGATACCCCTTGCTCCCTGTAACAAGGTCATTATTGAGTAGATCGCGAATATTCATACCATAGGCAGTGAATGACTTGGGATCACTTCGCTGAAGCGCCATCTGATTCGCAAGCCATGCGTTATCGGCATGCTGCTGCAACAGCTTAATTGTCAATTTACCTGAGGCATCAGGGTTTGCCACCCAGACCCCTTTTCCCTGCGCACCGATGGTCCATTTACCTGCGTCATTGTTAAATGACACGTCGAGCGCATCATTATCGGTAGTGAACCCCGTGATGGTGCGCCCGCTCAGCACCAGGCTGATTTGTTTGATATCGAATAACATGGCTACTCCTTAGCGGTTAGTGTTTACGACGATATTCACGCTGTGAACAGCACCGCCAAGATGGGCGAGGATCGTAATAGGTGGGCATTTTCGCGCCTTGCGGTCATCAACAGAGAGAGTAGAAACCGAATCGGCGTAGATGTAATACCCGTTTTCCAGATAATCCCCTGTTTTTACCGCTCCAACAGGGTCGCCATCCCATGCGCCCGGGGCCACCAGCCCATTACGCACTGACTGTTTCATCACGGCATCAGCAGCATCCATGATTTCGGCAACGCCCGGATCGGTAAGAGGTACTTTATTTCGCTCTGAGAGTGCATTGAACACATCTACCTGCAGTTGATTGCGCAGCCAGTCGAGCCCTATAACTTCATCAGCCCATATTGTCGCGCCGAGCATCCAGCCTTCCGCCACCATGCGTTTCGTACCGAACGTGGTGAAGTAGTTCACACCCTGAGCGGTTAATTTAGATGCGGCGGTATCATCAATGGAGTTATCAACAGATACGCCCGGCAGATCTTTAAACTTCAGCGTCAACATGCTGTTTTCAGCATCGAAATCGATGGAGCATAACAAGGCCGCGAGAGAAACTACCGGCGACGGGCCGCCATCGGCAACGCCAGACATATACAGCGCCAGCGTGCGATACAGCCCAGCATCAATCAGAGGCTTAAGCGTGCTGGTGGTCGGTTCGATATCGCTTGCGGCACTATCGGTGAGTGCCTGAATTTTACCTGCAGCCTGAATCCACTCAGAAGCGGACATTAAATCTGCTGGTGATGCCACCGCTCCGACTGGGCAGGCGCAATACCAGCCATCCCACGATTGCTGCAATGCAGAATAAGCCTCGGACAATTTCTGGGGCTTTGTGACGTTCTCCGCGTCCCAGGCTGCGACGTACAGATATTGCGGCCGCTTAGGCTGGTCAAAAAAGTATTCCGCGGTCGTCGTGAAATACACATCAGTATCAGCCTCAGGAAAATCTGTTTGAAACGCCTTCAGGGTTGAGTATTGACGGTACATTTCCGGGGCCGTCAGAACTTCTACGGCAGCTGGGGAAAAGAGTACAACCGTGCCGAAATTGGCAGACGAAACAACGTCAGCCGGTGGATTAACGATAACGTTAACCACGTTGCCAATGGATAGAGACATATTTACTCCGGAATGATAACGGTAAAATCGGTTTGAGACGGCGGGTCATCGGTAATGACGGATAAAGGCACCTCGGCGATAGTTTCCTGCTCAATGCGGTAAACGTCGGCGTAGGAGATCGTGGCGTTCATCAAGGCGCGTTCCTCGAATCCTGTAGAAACAGCAGCGGATATATCCTTTGGAAAATCGATGCTGGGAGAGGAAACCCCGATTTGCTTTAGCAACTGCATGCCGGGTGAACTACCAAACCAGGCTCTCAGCCTTTGAAGGATGGTGAACGCACCTGATCCATAGCCCTGGATGCGGATAATCACCACCCGATGCTCGGTGATTTCTTCGGTAAAGTCATCTACCTGCCGCCGCTGAGGTAGTCCAGGCTCATACCCCTCAAGCATATTTACGGTGATAAATGGCGCGCCGTTCACCGCCTCACCGGAATTTCTGGCTTTCACCACCACCGTTTGTTCAGACGTCGATAAAGCCTGACTGATCAGGGTTTGAAGGTTCGTCAGTTCGAACCGCGAGACAGTAGTGATACCCATAATCGCTGAAATCCTGATAGTGAACGATTTTGTAGTTATTGTTTAACCAGGAAACCAGATCGCCAAACCCAAAGCGTTTGGCGGCATACACGCTTATGGACTGAGACAGCCGCGTGCCTTCGGGTAAAAATTTGGCTTCGTCTTTACTTGCTGGCGCAATAACACCCTGATTGTCACCCGCCGTGCCAGCGGACCAGTCATTACTAACTGGATGAGTGACGGAAAATTTCTGACTTAACGGTCCCGTTACGACCGCTCGTAGATTCATAATCACTTATGCGCCTCTTTTTTTAATTACGTGATCGATGGACTGAACGAGCTGCCCTTTGTCGATCAGCGGTTTATTGGATTTTTTGCGCTTGATGGTTGATGGTGCATTGGGGATGAATGGGCCAGTGGCGATTTTGTGTTTCACATCTGCGGAGATGATAAAGCCAACTCGATGCAGCGCTATCGCTGGAGCGTCCTGCCCCTCCGAAACTCTTCTGGCAACCTGCCCCATCATGCGGGCATATTTATTGCGGTTTTCAGTTAACGTCGAGCGGATAAATGAGCGCTCAGGGATCCGCCCATCGGTCGAGCCCAGTTCGTTGACTGCAGCTATTTGAGCATTATTCAGTTCGGACTCATCGCCGCGCGCCGATTTACTGGCTGGCACACCCACGGCAATATCGTACTTACCCAGCTCCAGAATGCGCGCAAAAAGTTCGTTTACTTTTATCAGGTCAGGACGATTATCCACAACTACCCCCAGCGGGTTAATCCACCCATGCCGCCGATATCCAGCACCATCAGCGCTTCACCATAGGTCGTTTTCTCCAGCCATTCGTCGTAAGAGTCATTGCCTGAATCGCTCCCCTCCGTGGTGGTGCTCGAGGAGGTATTGGCATACTGGATCTCGACATTACCTGCTTTGTATTTTGTAATGGCTCCTGCCGTTTGCTGACTGCCGCCACCGCCGCCAGTAGATGTGATGCCCAGACCATTCAGCCACATCGTGTGACAGGCCATGTATGCCTGGGCCATGTTCCAGCTTTTATAGTTTTCAGGATCGTGAAGAAACTCACGCCCCATAATCACCCACTGAGCCACCACATCATCCGGAACATCAGCAAACTCCGGCCCGACCACTCTCACTATCGCAATGACAGCCTGAACATCAGCCGGAATTTCCATCACACCCCCTTAATGAGCAGGAACGCGCCTGGCTCTGAAATCATCAGGCCGCCACTTGCGGACATGCAGTAGATATCCAGCATGGTGCCCGCATACTGAGGTGGCAACTGGCGGAACGGCAGTGGGTTTCGCACTTTGCCCGCCACTGGATCTTTTGCGTAAACCAGCATGTAATCGCTGCCGTCTTTGGACATTTCATACGCGTTATAACGATTAGTGATTGAGCTGCCACCAGTGGAAAAAAGAACGCTCGCGGCGGTGGCCGCGGTACCGGTGATCAACTTTGTGCCAATCGCAGACATTGCTGTAGGAGTGGAAGCGATGGAATCGATAACAAAACGCCCGAAGGTTTGTTTTGTGGCCGCCAGGATTTGCTGATTGAGGAAATCCAGCAATTCTTCGCCCGTCATGGCGCTCAGCTTTTTCGGCGCGTTAACCTGAGGGATATTCGGATCGTTCAGCAACCCCTCAACGCCAACGGCACCATTAAAGACCAGATCGTTTGATTTCTGGTTGTGTACGTAGCGGGTTGCCTGGGCTTTGGTCCCCTGGAGCGGGACGCCACGTTTGGCTGCGCGCTCAATTTCATCAATAGAGAATCCGTAAACGTTGGTGTAACGGATTACGCGGCGGCCATCGGATGTTTCAACCAGATCAACACGGTCATAAGAGTTACCGCCGTTGCGGTTATCTTCGCTCACGCCACCAATCATATCGACGCGCGTTACCTCCAGTCGCTCAAGGCCAGGGTCCGGCGTGTTATCGACGATGAACATATTGCCAGCTGCCAGTGGCGGCATCTTTAGCGTGTATGTCCCTGAGATAATTTCAGTTAACTGCCCGGCTGCACGGTACGATTCCGCAGAATCGAATAGGTTAGTGGACTGAATGGCGCGCAGAACGCGCGGAGATACTTGTGGTTGAGTCATGATGCTTCCTTACTCGGTTTTATCTGAATTCTTTTTAGCGCCCTGCAACTGCGCTGGGGCGGTATCTGTCTTGCGCATCGGAATGACCTGCACCAGCGTGCGGTTGTCATGCGTTCCACCGACGACGACCCAGCCAGAAATCTCTGTCCCGGCTGGATCAAGCTCTCCGGTTAGCGGGTCATAGGCGACGGGATCGTTGATAGCGAAAGTCTTTCCGTCCTTCGTTAGCGCCCACGCCTTACCTTGCTCCAGGACGGAACAGCAGGAATTCACATACTGGTCTGCAAAACCAAGTCCCAGTAGTGATTCAGAATCAACAACGATTCCCGCAGGCACGGCCCCGCCATTAGTAACAGTGCCATCGGCATAGCTGACGACCGCGCCGGATTTAACGCCATTTGCACCAGTGCTATACGTGGCGATCTGGTTGTACTGACCATACGCCATGCCCGGACGTGCGCGCGTTGGCGCGAACGTATAATCAACTTTCATGGTCATTTTTTACTCCTGTTTCGCTGAATAAGAATTTTGGTAAGCCACATCCAGAGGATCTGCGCCGCTCATCGTGCGCATGCCGCCGCCAAAGCCATCGCCAATGCCATACGCAGCCGCATCAGCGCCAAACATCGGCTTGCGCAGGTCAAATGCAGCATCAATGTAAGCATCAGGTTTCTCGGACAAATCACCCGCACCGGCGCGCTTGAGCATTTCCAGCTTGATCTCTTTGTTGCTGAGAGAGTCACAGGCAACGCCGAATTGCTTGGCAGATACTTCAAGTTCGGCGCGGATTTTATTTTCGGCCTGCCACGTTTTTTTCAGGCTTTCCTTTTCCTGACCAAAACCATCAATCAAGGCTTGCTGCTGGTCGATTTTGGCCTGCAACCCCTGCAGCGCCGCTTCGTTGGTCGATTTCTTACTGCGCTCCTGGGTAAGCGCGTCCTGAAGCGCATCCAGCTGGGTCTTTACTGCTGCTGGAACTTCATGCTCGGCATCGCCGATTTTTACTTTCACTAAGGTCATATCATCCTCGTCGACATTTAGGCGGGCGGCTCGTCCTGCGCGGGCGCGCTGAACTACAGCCAGATGGTTAATACGGATATCACGCTGAACGGCATCAAATGCCTGCCAGTCAGCAATGGAGAGGTTGGCTGGTAGTGATGGAGAGTCACTTTTCCAGATGATTTCTAAAGTCTGATCGTTCCACCAGCCAGGGGTTGGGTGTATTACCGCTCCGTAGCCAAGGGATAACTCCTGGGTGTCTCCGGAAAGGATTGACTCAATGGCATCGCCGACAAAAATTGAGATTTTCGTTCTAACAAAATTACCGTCACGAAATCCCGCTGAGGATGTCGCACCGATCGTCGCCTGTCGTGCGTTCTCGACACTGACGAACGTATGCCCCATGGTGATCGGCTTACCCTGCATGCTCTCCAGTGAGTCTTTGGAAAACACCTCATCAGGCGGGCGCAGAAGTCGTAAGGTGGAGCCGTCCTCCTGCAGGTAATTCTGGATACCTACACGCCCCACAACCGGCGTATCAATAAGGAATCCTTCTGGCGTCCTGGTCGCTCGAATCGTCGAGCGATCGTTAAATAGAATCGTCTCTGTCATGCTGCAATATCCCAAACAGGCTCCGGCCAGCAGCGGCACCGTATTGGATATCCCGGCGGCCCATCTTCTGGCGGATGGTCAATATCAAATTCTTCCCCTTCGCGATCTACGTGCTCTTTCCTCTCGCGGGAGTCCATGGCTCCACGCCATTTATATTTCCGGATCCCGTAATCGCGCATGCGCTGCATAGAGACAGCACTGTTGGCTTTCCCTATCTGGTCGGTAGCGATTAATACTGCGCGGTTCTCAGGGACGTGGAATCGGTCCTGAATGGCTTTTCTCAGCTTCTCAATGCGCCAGCCTTCATCGACGGCTTGCTGGGTGATCTTTGCCACATCATCGAGATGCTGTTTGGGAATGGACTTTATGAGTTGGGTGTTTTCCTGCACCCATGTGGTCTGCATTTCTCGCAGCCATGGCTCCGATCGGTATACATCGATACCGGTGGTGTCACCGACAATCACCGAATCACCCGGCGCATAATTCACTTCCGCCGGTGCCAGATCGGTATTGGTGCCGATTTTGACCATCTTCACCCAGAAACCATCGTTGCTAATGGCTACCTGCTTGAAGAAACCGGCCAGTTCATTAATGGCATCTGCGCCAAAGTTGGCGGAAAGATAAGAGAGCGTGGAAATGGAAGATAAAAAATCTAGGGGGATCTGGGCTTGAGAAAGTTGCTCATTAATTTTCTTGAACCAGTCATCGAGGCTGCTGAACAGTACCGACTGATAATCAATATTAACGCTCTCAGGATACAGCCAGCGGGTCGCCTCCTTTTTGTTTTTCTTTCCCTGCTTCGGTTGCTTGGTCTTTTTCGTCTCCGCCATTGTTCACCTGCACGCGGGGATCAACCCCGTAATAATCAGCCACTTTTTTTCGTAGCTCACCAGAAGAAACGCTGTCGCACTCCCAGTAGATTTTGTCGGCCTCCGCATTAACTTTGCGCGTGTCGGCCTGCTCTTTATCAGATGCAACGTGAAGTGGGTTAAACGTTATCTCTGGCCTTATGCCGGTCTGGAATTCCACCAGCTTTGATATGGCCGGTGCACATTGCGTTCGCTGCGCCTGACCTACTCGCCCATACCAGATTTCCAGCGATACACTACCGGTGGCGTTCATGCCGCTTGGCTGATCGCCAAAGAGTACGAGCTGAGGAATGCCGGAATCGGCGGACAGGGCTTCCTTGTTTTTATCGAGGATGTCCTTTGTGCCAGTCAGGGCAACCGCCTTGATCTCGTATTCTTCCTCTTTGTCGATCGCCAGTGTGTTGGTGGGGCCGCGGAACATATCCAGCTTCATGAGGCGCTTCATCATCAGTGCGCGCCCGGCCTTGTCCTTAATGTTCTTCCCGAGGTCGGGTGACTTGAGCACACCCTGGTGATTGCGCTCAATAATGCGGTTTGCCCATTTCAGCCCGCTTTCGTAGTTGTTGATGGAATCCCTGCAGGTATCGATTAGCGAATTGCCCCAGCCCTCGTTCTGCTGGCGCTTTGACTCTGACGCTGGCGCTCCGTAGAAAAACGCGCACCGAGATTCGTGAACATCCAGAGAACTCCCATCGGCGAAATTGAGCTGCAAGGTTTTTGGCTGTCCTATTTTTGCCAAATTTTCTTTGCCGTATCGGTCCTGCACCGCAATACTTTCTTTACCCACTACACGGCAAAAAATGACTTCGCCCGTCGCTGGTGCCGGAGAACGCTGATCAGCCACTCCCGAGATGCCAAAAAAGATAATGGCCCCGCCTGAAATGCTTGCCTCTCGGATGGCGCGGGTAAGGGCATCTTCAAACCCGATATTTTTCATCACCTGATCTGACTGCTTTTTCATGGCATCAGAGATGTCAGAAAGCTCAAACCCGGCGCGGGTCATTTCTTCCGCCAGCACATCCACAATACGCGCCGAAATTCCGCCGTTGTCATACATTTCCTGCGGGGTGATAACTGCGCCCAGTGCATCACTGGTTTCAGGAGATACTCCAGCGGGTGGCGAAAAGCCTGCTGGTGGAGTGCTACTACCCCAGCGCCAGAATTTAAAAGCCATGATGATCCTTAATCGTCGAAATCAAAATCAGAGAGGTTGAAGGTTTGCGGCTGGTGGAGTTCTGACATCGCCCAGACAAGGGCATCAATGCGGTCAGGTGATTTTTTCGATGTAGCCGGTACGTATTCCAGCTGCTGATTCTCCAGTTCGTACAGACCTCCGCCGTGCTTCACCTTGCCAAGTTCGTAAAGTGCCACAATGGGCTCAGCACGAGCGAATTTACCTTTTGACGCCCTGACCTGAATAACGCGCCCCTCATAACCCGAGTTTCTGAGCGTGGATTCGACCATATCGCCGCCTTGGTTTACCTCGACCACAACAGCGTCAGCATCATGAAGATCCACAGCCTGAATGACTTTTTGCGCCCAACCGCTGGGGCTATATTTTCCGGAGTAATCAGCATCAACCGAATATCCGCGAGCATTGCCGCCGCCGTATTCGCTGCAGACAACTATACCGGTGCTGTCACTACCCTCTTCGTTTGTCACCGCTGGATCCACACCAACGACCGTTCGCTTCAGGTCTATCCACGGCCGCCTGTCTTTTGCCGCCGTTATGATCGCCTCATTCCACAGGGCGCCCTCAGCATTAAAGCGCCGCGGGTTCTGCATATACTGCGCCTCAGCGGTGCGGCGATGAGCGAACAGAGATGTGCGGTGCGATTCGTTGTGTTTGAACGGCCAGAGCCAGCCATCAGGCAAGCCATGTTCGATCTGAATGCCGTGGGTATTCTCTGCTGGGTACTCCAGGGAGTTATCGATAATCACCGGGAGATTCAGGTGATGCCATTTTTCCCCTGAACCACCCCGCAATAAATAGCCGCTGAGATCGTGATAATGGATACGCTGCATGATGACAATCATCGGCGTTGTCTCGACGGCCAGTCGGGATTTGATTGTTTCGTTAAATCGGTTGTTTACCCCGTCACGGACGATTTCTGAATAAGCATCATCAGGCTTAACCGGGTCATCGATGATTAGCGCCCCCTGCCAGCCCGGCTCCATATGTCCAGCACGGAAACCTGTAACCTGTCCGGCGGCTGAGGATGCGTACACCCCGCCCCCATGTTCCGTCCACCACATGGCTTTGCTGTCGGCATCATCTCGTAGTGACATTGGCCACATAGACTGAAAAGCCTGTGACTTAATCATGCCGCGCGCAGTCGACGAGTTGAGTAATGCCAGATTGTGCGAATATGACAGGTGCATAAATCGAGCGCGGCGGTTAAGTGCCAGGCCGCGCCCCATCATATTTATCGTTGCCAGTTCGGTTTTTGTGTACCCGGGCGGGACGTTAATGATCAGGCGCTGAATTTCACCATCAATGACGCGATCCAGTGTTTTCTGGATCACCTTATGGTGAGGAGAAACAATCATTTTTCCAGCAGTGCGCTGTTTGAAAAAATAGCGGGCAAAATACATGCCGTCTTCTTCGCACTCTACTCTTCGTGCGAATGCCTTTTGCTCAGCAGTCGTCATCCTCCATCATCTCCCGCCGGGCAGTCTTGTAGTCCTCTTTGTTCATGGTGATCGTTTCAATCGCGCCACCACCCGGACCAGAATGCTCAAGCTTCTGCCTGTTCGTGAAAGCATCCCCCACCTCTTTGGCGGCCTGTTCCATTAACTGCGCTGTCAGCGCATAGTTGCGCATCGTTTCTGTACTGTTCGCCATGCGGTTTAAGGTGCGCAGGCGATAGGCTTTGTTAGCGATCGGGATATCGCTAATTTCTGTCTGAAATCTAGCTCTGGTCTCATTGAACATATCGACCCACTTTTGCGCCAGACCTTTGCCATTCGCTTTCGTGGGATCGTGAGATTCGACTTGCTGGCGACTGATAACGATGTTGAATTCTTTCTTGACAGCTTCAACTACTTGAGAGGGTGTGTCGAAGCACGCAAGCGACTGAACAATAAATGCTTTAACCCCACCCTTTAGTGCTGCCATTCGTTACCACCTGTCATAACCAGTCTAAAAATTCACACCAGTTTTAGCATGCATGTTCCACATGCCCTGGAAATATCAAGATGAGCTATTTCCGCTGGCGAGTTGGCCGCATTAACGATCTCACGCACATCTTTATTCGCGCCGTATCGACGAACCACGCCTACAAATTCCTCAACGTCGTGGCCGCGCATCGTAAGCGATGGCTGACCGGTCTCTTTGTTGAATTTAGGCGCGCCGAAGTCATCGGTGGCCTGAGCGATGTGGTAAAGCTCATGCTCTACCAGAGCGCAGAACTCGAGGTCACTGCATTGCGAGCAGTAATCGGCTGCCAGCGTGATGATGAACTTCGGGATGCGCCCGAACCATTCATACATCTGCTGCTCCATTCTGGCCTTCTGCCAACCACCGGCGCGGAGCATTACCTGTTCGGCCTGACCGAGAACTAATCGCCCTTTCTTCGCGAACGAGTCTGAAGCCCACATAAAACAGAGATCGGCATCAATCAGGTGGATGTGGTCAGGGTTATGAATGCTTCCGGTATCACTCAGAATTTGATTGTTTATCCAATCCCCCACCTCATTGGCGGGAATTAGTCGGGTATAGGGAGGCCAGTTATCAGAATTGATAAAATTGACCGGCGGAAATGGCCGTGGATTATCGCCACTTAACATATTTTCGCCCTCAGTAATCATTATCGAGCACCACTGTTGTGATGCCCTGTAATGGCTACTTAATAAAAAAGGCCGCTTAAGCGACCTTTGTTTTGGTTGAATGCTTTAGTCTTGAATGGTTACCCACTGACCGTTGACCAACTTCTGAATGGGCACGCAAACAACATTCTCAGCCTCAAAATCTATGGATTTAATGGCGTGGCCAGCGGGAGCGTGAAACTCACCGCTGGCCGGATGTCGAAGGATTATTTCCGCACCATACTGGCAACCTTCAGGTAGCTTCGGAAGTGGAAAATTTTTCATCAAAATATCCTTATAAAATATACCGATTATTCGGCAAACCGATTATCCACCTCCGTGTGGATTTATCTTGGCTCTGGGTGCGTCACTACAGGTCAGTGAGGCGATAATCAGCGCCATTGGTTTCGAGTTCCGCCCACAGCAGGACGGAATCACGCATACCCACCACAAATTTCAATCCGGTCTTTTTCCACATATTTACCTCTGCTTTAGAATTTTGTGCTGCATCCTGAAATACAGCATCGGGAAAACACGAAACGACCCTTCATCTTAACAGATCGTTTATGCTGTTTTTTCTGTTGGCCATCGTGACGCGGCAGCAGAAAATAAATTAACCATTCCAGCGTGCCGGGCCCGGGCGAACATCGATGTGCGTGAATGAGCTGTAACGCCCAACGCCGTATTTGCTCGGGTACTGACTCTCGAAGTAATCAGCAACGACCGCCGGGGAATAACCGGCCACTTTGATATCAGCTGCAATGCCCTGCAGGTGCTGACTGTCAGGAACGCCGCCCACCTCTTTGTTGTGCTTTGCACAGCGACATGCGCAGTCAAGCGTGATGGCCGCGCCGAAGTGCGTGCGGGCATCTTCCAGCACGTCCAACAGTTCGACGTCTACTGCCGTAAAACCACAGCCGCATTTGCATGCGAACTCTTTACGATTGAAGTGCGGGGACATATCACCCATTTTTAGATCCTCCTGTTAAATCGAGACCCGTTTTCTTTTTGAATGCCCAGGCGAATACGCTGCCAATAAGGCGGGATCCAAGCAGGCTGATAACGATAGCGACCTGCCCGGATGATACTTGCACGCCAAAAAACGGAGGAAAGTGCAAAATGTGAGGCTGAATAAGGCAAAAAATGAGCAAACATATAATCAGGTCACCCAACATCTCCCGCAACTTCCCACCACCCAGCAGCCAGCGCCCGGCCTCACCAAGAATGAGAATAATGACGATCCGGATTGCATCTGGCGGGTGGGTGAGCAGCATGGCAAGCCAGCCAGAGAGCGTGAGTCTGTGCGGCATTTTGTTTAGTCCAAAAGAAAGCCCGCACAGTGGCGGGCATTGATTATAAAAAGCCCCGGAAGTGACCAGGGAAGAAGCAGAGCGATGGCTTTTTTCTTTCTGCAAATCCCACCGCCTGATTTAACGACAATCCGGTTGAGGGATGAGGTAACAGCGGGATTTGCGGAAAGGCAGGCAATAAAAAACCCCGCCGGAGCGAGGTTTTGTGAACTTATCTAGAGTGGTGATTAAAAACTATCTCTATAACCTTTACTGCCTCACCGGAATCCGAGGGCTTATTTTCTGTTCTGACCGCCTTAATCAGCGGGCTACCCTCTTCAATGTGATCGGCTATGTCGCGCAACCACTCGGCGAATTCTTTCGGGTTCTCAATCTTTTCCATTTCGCTTCCTGCAATCTCGGTAACGTCACGGGTGTAATATCCCATCGTTGGAAATAGCGTAGCCAATTTCCGCCACATTTGCAATGGCACATTATTGTAATGGGTATTATTAGCGCACTATCAGCTTAAAAGTCGTAGCGCGTAGCCAGTTCCTGATAGTTCTTCCGCACCCTGTCCCGTAGCTTTCTCGTCTCTTCCGCCATCTGCCACAGCTCATCCAGCGTCATTTTTCCCAACTCGTCGCAGGGGATGATCACATAGCCCGAACGCATGACATGCTCCAGGCAGCTTTCCGGGCTCATCAGGACTTCGCTCTCTCCTATTGGCCGCCGGGCGACCGGTATATCGTTCTCGTAATAGACTTCTTCGCGGCGGGTTTTAACGACAGGTTTAACAGGGGTGATCACCGCCGTACCGACTTCACGATCCAGAACGTCCAGCACCCAGCGGCGGAACTCTTTGGCGACCGGCGTTCTGGCGAACATGGCGATCAGGTGCGCGCCGCGCAGAGAGAAGATTCGACAGCAAGCCTTGATATTCCCCGAGGTACTCACTTCAAGTACCCTGGTCATGCACTGCGTAAACTCGTCAGAGTGCTTATTAAAAATCATCGTTACTGCGCGGTCATTGGCGTATTGAAGCGCCTGGGCCAGTTCTTTACTGGTAAGCCAGGTTTGGTTGTCGTGGTGTACTACGCTGAATTGGGTGTTATGGAACGAAAGTTGAATACTCACGGTAATCTCCTCTTACATAGAGTTAATCACCACTGCTGACGCCAATCAGGGGTGGTGAACTGTGCAGGGTTGGCGTAACCGGGTAAGAGGAACCGGCGCGGATTGCTCCGCCCCCACACAGCCCACCATAATTTGAAGGTGTGACCATGCAAACGACAATAAAAAAGACGCTGGCGCGTCTGTAGTCGCCTCCTAACTTCCGGGACGCCAATCCCGCCGCCAGCAATGTGGCGTGCGGCGAATATAGCCCCGGATGCTGATTTCTGTCAATCAACTCTGTCACATGATCGTTTTCACCGATCGATTGATCAAAATTGATCTGTAATACCAATTTTAAGTGTGTGGTTATTGCTGATAGTTTTTCCCCACACACTTTTAAAGGGATTTATCATGCCTCTTCGGTTCTCATCTGGAGCGCAAATATTCTTGCTCGCAATGGCGTTGATGCTGCTGGTTCTGCTTGTGATGCTCTATAGGCTTATTTTCCCGGCAGCCAAAACTCACATCCAACCACCTGAAATGTATACCACCCTGTCCTGTAAAAGCTTCGGCCCAATCGGGGCGAAGACGCCAGAAGAGTTGAGTGGGAAATTAAATAGCCTCTCATCACCCAATGCACCATCCCTGTTTTGCGTCAAAACGCTCAAATCTGGCTCATGGGAAATTTACCGCGACTCCGTTAAATAACCGCCCCGCCGGGCGGTCTTACCCCTTCCTGTTAATGCGTCACGCGGCCCAGGGCATTCTCTGCGCTGGCCTCCTCCATGTGGCAATGCTCCACCAGCCGCTCAAAGAATAATTTGTAGTTGCGGCGCCATGTTGTTTCCGGGATGCCCAGGGCTTTGAATATCTCCGTGTCCTTTAAGCGTGGGTATCCGCGCCCGGTGCAGCGCTTGCACTGCGAATAGACAGGCACACCCTGCAGATCTGTTTTCTCTTTATCGAGCACCTCGCCGCGGCCACGGCAGCGGCATTCATTCTTAATAGCGCCCTTCCCATTGCAGGGTTTGCAGATAACGCGGATCTGCTCCCGGTCTTGCTCCTGCGGGAACCAGCTATCACGCACGCGCCAAGCCTTCATCGTGAACACTTCAGCGTCAATAAACCCGGTACCGCTGCAGCAATCGCATTTCGTGGTGCTGGCGGCACTGAGCGAGTAATCACGAAACACGTATTCAGCCAGGGTGCGCAGGAATGCGCTACGCTGATCGGCTGTCATTTTTTGCAGCGTGCGGTTTTTCATGCTGCGCTGAGTTGCGAGCTGCTCGATATAGTTCGTGATGTTGTCCGGCGACAGAACGCCCGCTTTTGCCAGATAAAGCTCGATGCCGATCGCTGATTGCGCAGCGGCCATGCCAAGCGAAGCCATTACATCAGTGATGGTCAGGGTGTCAGCTGTCATACCGCAGGGAACCGCGCCGGGCGTCATGGATTTTGGGGAGAAATATTTAACAATGGCTTCCAGTTTCATTTCTTTTCCTTCAGTAAACGGGCGGCGTAGTTGCGTAAAATTCGGTAATCGGTCATCACAGAACCGGAAAAGCGGCAAAGACGCAGCCATGACCATTCCTTTTGCAGTTCACATGCGGTCAGTTGATAACTGGCATTGCGTTTTTCATCGCGGTCACTCAAATATCTGTCAGCGCAAACCAGTGCGCGGCATTGTCTGGCCAGCATTGAGCGGCGGAGGTAGCGCAGCGGAGGGAATGTTAATTCGTTTACCATTACGCGCACGGCATTGAGGTTGTCATTGGGCTTAATCATTCGTTATCCCCTTCAGTCTTTTACTGGCAATAGCGAAAATATCCGGGTCTTTTTCAATGCCAACAAAGCGGCGGCCTGACTGGTGACAGGCCACCCCGGCGGTACCGCTGCCCATAGTGAAATCCAGAATTATTTCGCCGGGGTTGCTGTAGGTTTCGATTAGATAGCGGATCAGCGCCAGCGGTTTCTGGGTTGGGTGATAACTGTTGCGCTGCTTATCGCTCGAGAAAAATTGAACGTCTCGCGGGTACCGTGATGTGCTGTCATATTCAGTAAGCTCCAGCGCCTTCCCGTAGCACTCAGAATTCACGGTTTTACGCTTACTGGTTTTCCGCTCATGGCCGTGGGTGATTTGCGGGTTATAGGTCGGCTGCTGGCGGTAAAATACCTGGATGTTTTCGTGAGCGCGTAGCGGTTGCTTTTTCGCGTTCAAAAATCCGGTGGCCGCGCCCTTCTCCCAGATCCACTCGCTGCGCCAGTGTTTGATGTTGCTGCCCACCAGCATGCTGGTAAATGGCTGAGCGGAAAACAGCACAAACGCCGCACTGGGTTTTGCAACGCGGTAAAGGCATTCCCACATTTCACCCAGATCAATTACGCTGTCCCACTTGCATTGTGTGGATCCGTAAGGGATATCAGCGCAAACCAGGTCAATAGAGCCCGCGGGGATTCTGTTCATTGCTGACAGGCAGCATTCGTTGATGAGAGTCATCATGACGGCAGCCCCATTTCTGCGCGCACTTGTTCCAGCAGTTCGCCTTCTGTGCCGTAATGCGCTTCCCATGTTTTACGGCCAGCGTGAATGGCAACGCCGTGACCACCAGCGCGGTGATGGATATGGCAAAGCGGGATTACGTGGAAGTTATCAGCGCGAACAGAAAGGCCAGTCCCTTTGCTGCAGTGGTGAATTTCTGCCGGTGTATCACCCAGGTTCAGATTACGGCAGACAATGCAGCCCAGCGCGGCCACACGGGAAAGGTGGTGTTTTTCGGCTTTGGTCTTTGACTTGCTCATGCGGCACCGCCAGCACGAACAGAAACACCGCCCTGATTAGCGCGGTGTGAATTGGGTATTGCGGTTGT